CTTTGCAGATGGGGACTTCTCCCCGGAACCAGATTTGGTTCTGATCCGGCCAGATACCGGATCGCCTTGGATACCTTTATGGTTCGAGGCTCATAGCGATATTCGCTATTCGACGGTAGTACCGCCGTCGGCAATTCTGACCTGTTTGGCAGAACCGGGCCACAAGGCACGGTCGTTGACTAAGAGTCAAACATCGCATCAACTGGTGATGCAGTCCATGAGATTCATGGCCGAGCACGTCTTTGCTCGTGACGGTCGGGCGAGGGTGGGCCTGAACGACACGAATAAGATGTGGTCTTTCCTGAAATTGCTTCAGGAGAAGGGAAGAAATTTCCCTGACTCCGCCATCGGACATTCATCCGATTGGGAGTCGGCGACAGATTATCTGTCGTACGAGGTCATTGACCTCATGTGGAGGGGATTCCTCCGTCGGTTGCCCGACGATCACCCGTTTTGGGTGTACTCCAGTCTAATCTGGAGCAAAAGGGTCATTTATTTAGACCCTCGCCTGTCAAGTGACAGGTCTCCGCACGAGTGTGTGCGGGGTTCCTTTATGGGGGAACCATTGAGCTTTCTAAGTCTCACCCTGTTCAACCTTTGTGTTGAAGACATGTCGAACTATTACGGCATGACGGGTCTCCCGCTTTACAGCGTCCCGTTGTTGGACTTTGTTTCCAACGTACCCGCAGCCATTTGCGGGGATGACAACGTGTCACTTCGGAGATCTCCGAAGGTATCCCGGTTATTCCGGGATCTGGTCACTAGCCTGGGGATGAAACCCTCGACTAAAGACGTGGACTCGAAAAGGGTCCTGATCTTCTGTGAAGATCATGTCCTCATGAAATATGAGGGAGGCGAATGGTTGTTCGCCTATGTAGACGTGATAAAATTCCGTCTCCTGACCGTGATGGCCAGGCAAGGAACCGACCATGGTTCCGCTGTCCTAGGAAAAGGACACATGCTGGCGCACCAGTTGAGTTGGTTGCAGCATCGTGACACAACTTGTGTCATGACCCATATTTATGGGTCCTTAGTTGACCGCCAATTTGGCGGTAGCCTGTCAAAAGTCAGGCTTCCCATCCACCTACCCCCGAACTGCGGGGGGGCGGGGATCCCTATCGAGTGGGATCTCGTTCCTGACTGGGAACAAGACTACGTAAAATTCGTAGGATGGCTGACTGAGCAGCCATGGGACTTGAATACTCTCAAGTCACTCCTCCTTTTGAAGGGGTTGTCGGGCCGTAACAAGTACGGGATCCTTTCTCCGGAATTACCGGAGCAATTAGTGAGCGATCTTGCTAGCTACACTATGGCCGAAAGTCCGGTCAGCATCAACAGTGTTGATGACTCCCTTCTGTTCTCTGATGAGCAGATGCGTACATTGATTACGCAGATCGGAGTGGAACTCCCGTCTAATGAAGCAATGAGCTTCATGACCAACTACCGTGTGTTGGTTGATACCGCGCGAGAGCACGGTTTCATCCCTATGTGGGATGCCATCGACTTGGTCGAACGTGTGTTGGTTTTCAACACACACCTTCTAACAGAGGAAGGTGAGGGGTACGAGGCATTGGCCCCGGCCTACACTCTTTGGAAATGGATCCGAAGAAGTGCCAGAAGTTGGCACAAGGTCATGAAAAGACATGGCCAGTCGTACAAGGCATACGACTCGTTGAAGGTCAAGTCCGCGGACGAACTTTCGTGGAAAGTCCGCTCACGCTTCAACGGCTTCGTTTTGGAACGAAGGATCTACCGCTTGATCGGTGGATACGGACCATCGTTGAGGTTCGTTTTCTCCTCAGATCGAGGAGCGGACTGGAGTCCAGTCCTGAGGAGGCGGCATAGGTATGCCGCGACCCCGGATTTCCCGGGGCTTGTCACCACATTCCATCTCGATAAGCTGGACTTGGTGGAGCTCGATTCCGAGCTCGGGCCCGAATGATTGGGCCCAGTGCAGACCAG